GGTTTCGATTGTGACGGTCCCGGCAGACACTTCCGTTGGCGTCGGTCGCTCGCTCAAACCTCCAACTCATCCCAAAACTATGGAATCCAATCAAAACGCCTCCTCTGGGGGCGCGCAGGCTCCTGACCTTGAGCACGTCCGCTCCGAGGCAGGAAAACAGGCGCTGGCGGGCGAACAAGCTCGCGTCGCCGCCATTCTGGACGCTGGCACGCAATTTGGTCAGCGTGAACTCGCAGAGAAAGCGCTCCGCGACGGTGTAAGCGTGGACCAGTTCCGCGTGATGCTCCTCGAGGCCGTTTCCAAGAGCAACGCCCGGATTGTTGAATCCTCGAAGATCGGAATGAGCGACAAGGAAGCGCGCGGGTTCTCCCTCGTGAAGCTCCTTCGCGCTCTGGCGGCCGAAAACCCTGAAGATCGGAAGCGTTTCGCCGAGCAGGCGGCTTTCGAACTGGAAGCGTGCCGCGCTGCCTCCGACCGTTACCATGGATCCGTCCGCGATAACGGGACCGTGCTTCCCATCGAGGTCATGCTCAGCGGAACCCGTGCGGGCGAAATCATCTCCGCCTCTGCTATCAGCGGCGGCATCACGACCGGCCCGAACGCCGTCCCGACTACGTTGCAAAGCGGCAGCTTCATTGACGTGTTGCGGAACAAGGCCAAGCTGCTTAGGCACACGACCGAACTTGCGGGGCTCATCGGTAACATTGACATGCCGAAGAAGATCGACGCCTCCACCGCAACTTGGGTGGGTGAAGACACCGCAGGCTCCCGGCAGGCGGTCAACTTTGGGCTCGTATCGCTGCGGCCCAAGACCGTCACCAACTACGCGGAAATCACGCGCAGGATGCTTATGCAGACTGCGATCGGCGTGGAAGGCGTGGTGCGCGAAGACCTCATGGCTCAGCTTGGGTTGGAAATCGACCGCGTGGGCTTTTACGGCACCGGGTTGAACAACCAGCCGACCGGGCTCAAAAACGTGTCCGGCATTGGCAGCGTCACCTTTGCGACCACCAACAAGCCAACGTTTGCCGAACTGGTGCAGATGGAAACCCTTGTTGCGTTGGCAAATGCTGACGTGGACGGGATGGTCATGTTTGCTCGCCCCGACTTCCGTGGCTACGCGAAGACCACTCGCCGCCTCAGCACCGCGACCGACTCGAACACCATCTGGGAGCCGGGCAACAGCGTTAACGGCTACCCGGTCGAGGTCACCAACCAGATCGTTTCCGGCGACATTTTCTTCGGAAACTTCCGCGACCTCGTCATTGGCATGTGGGGCGGTCTCCAGATTACTGTGGACCCCTATACGTTCTCCACGCAGGGCCGAATCCGGATTGTCCAGTTCCAGGACATCGACTACGCGGTTCGCCGCGCGGCTTCGTTTGCATACGGAGCCTGAAACCCGTCCTAGCTAGGCGGGGTGGGGGGAGTTTCTTGGTTGCTCCTCCCGCCCCAACCTTCAACCAAGCCGCCATCTTATGAAGATCCGCTGCACCCAACAGTTTTTGCACCAAGGCGCACCCGTGAAAGTCGGGGAAACGGTCGAATTGGAAGATTTCACCGCGCGCTCAATCATTCAGCAGGGCTCCGCCGTTGAGGTGGTGGAAGAACCCGAAGCGCCCGCAGCGGTCAAACCCGAACCGAAGCGCGCGGCCAAAACCAATGAGTGATTTACGACCCAACCCCGCGCAATCGCACAACCAACTCACGGTTGGCGCTTCCGCTCAGAACCTTTCTCAGCTTGGGCTGGACGTCCACCCAGACACAGTGCTGATGCAGTTTTACGTTGAGGGCGGCGATGTCCGTGTGACGGTAAACGGCACGGTCCCGACCGTTTCGCTTGGAATTTTGTGGCCAGCCGGAAGCCTCTGGGAGCTTGGAGCAGCCGAAGCCGCAGCCCTTAAAGTCATCCGTGCTGGGGCTCCAGCCACCCTTCAAGTCGCAGCTTTCAAAGACTGATTTTTTCTCATGCGCCAAATCAACGCAGCTTCAGGATCCAGCGGCGGCGGTGGTGGTGGTTCGACCATCGACCGCGAGCTTGTCGTGACCACGTACTCGGTCAAAACCGCGTTTTCGGGCGCGAGCGTTGGCGACACGATTACGCAAACGCAAATCATCGACGTCACCAGCTCGCCCTATTCGGTTTTGACGTTATGGCGCAACCAGACGACCAACACTGACCTCGTCAGTGCTCCAAGCGCTGCAAACCTCACGCTTGTCGGTTCTGGTTCTCTTTCTGATGCGCAGCTTCGTGCTTCGCCGGTTCCAATTGTGGTCACTGATGGGCTTGGGAATCCAATTACGTCCACCGGCGGCGCCCTTGATGTAAACATCAAGACTCCAACATCAATTTCTCAGTCACTCACAAATCTTGACGTTGACCTCGGAAACGTTGCGGACCCCGTTGCAACCAGCGACACTGGAAGCTTTTCGCTGATTTCTTTGGTTAAGCGGCAGCTTCAGAAGATCCCAAGCGCAATTTCCTCGATTGCTTCCTTCGATCAGGCCGGGCAACCTGTTCGTTTGGTTGGCCAAAACGTCACTGGCGCTGGGTTTAGTGCTGTCGGAGCGTCGGTCATTGACGCCTTTTTTGTGCAGACCCCTTTTGTTGGGGCTGGGGTGAGTTACAACCAAGCCAGCGGCTCAATCAACATCGCTAGCGGCACCACAACGAATGCTGAATTTTTGGCCCGCTCGGTTGCGCCTTACAGGGGCGCGATGCGAAAGCGGTTCACCGTTTTAGCCTCGCAGAGGATTGCGAACACAAACTTCGCTGTTTTGCTGGCTGACATTATCGGTGAAGGGTTAGCCGTCACAATCAACAGCGCGACCTCGATTACTGTGGCCATCCCCGGTCACACTTTTGACGCCACAAACGTCGGTCAGTTTGTTTTGGTTGGCGCCATTTCAGGAGCAGCAGGCGTTCCCGGACGATATGCCATTGCATCGGTTGTTGCTGGCGTTTCCATCACTCTTACGGTTGCAGGTTGGCCCGCTTCGGGATCATGTACGGCAACAATCTTTGGCCGGAATTACGTCCGGCACCTGTTCAACGGTACAACCGCAACAAATGCCGGCATTGACGCGCAGCGGAACGGCTGGGCAACAGGTGACACCACGGCAACGATCATCACCACGGCAAGCCCGGGTGTTTTGCTTCAAACCGAGCTTACCGGCCGGGAAATTTTCTTTTCGAACTCGCTGCGGGCAACTTCGACAGCGCCAAACTTCACGACAATCGGCTCTCGGTATGAAAACATACCGGACCAAAACGTCGATCTGTACGTCTTCCTATGGGCTTTCAACGGGACCACGGCTCCAGCGTCATCAACGACTTGGACGCTTGGCTCACTTTCTGTTGAGAACTTCCCGAACGTGCCGCTTTACGTGCAGGGGTTCCGGTCGTTTGGTCAGCAGAACGCAATCCCCGTTCAGCTTCAGTCCGGGACGGCTGCAAACGTTCTTGGGACAGTTTCGCTTGCCGCGGCGCAGACGCTTGCCAACGTCACCACGGTTGCGGCGGTTACGGCGGCAAACCTAGGCATCCCCGGCACGATTGCAGACGTGGCATCGGCCGCGCTCACAACGACCACGACCACGGCGGCTTTCACGCCGACCTTTGGATCGTGTTACGAAGTAAACGTCCCTGTAACTGCTGTGACTGGCTCCTCTCCAACGTTGGACTTTTCGGTGGATGAGTCTGACGACGCCGGGACAAACTGGTTTCGGGTTTATGATTTCCCGCGCATCACTGCGACCGGGATTTATCGCTCTCCGAAGCTGCCTTTGACGGGAAACCGGATTCGGTACGTGCAGACGGTAGGCGGTGGAACCCCAAGCTTTACTCGCGCGGTCAACAGGCTTCAAAGCTCAGACGACGCCGATTCAATCCGGCAAATCATCGACCGAACGATCACGCTGACAACGGGGAACTCTACAACGCCCTCGCTGAACGTGCAGAACTGCCGCAACGTGCAGCTTGTCATCAACCTTGGCGCGGCTACCACGCCCCCGGCGCTTCAGCTCGAAGGCTCCGAGGATGCCGGTGCGTCTTGGTACTCGATCGGCTCCCCGCTCACCGGCGTTGCATCCAGCACGGTGCAAGCGACGGTAAACAACGTCCAAACGCAGCTCATTCGGGCTCGCGTTTCCTCGGCCGGAGCAAGCGTGACGGCTGGATATGTCCTCATCAAGGGATTCTGATGATTGAGAATCTGAACGTGTTTTTTGCGGGGCTCGACGCTGCGGAAATGGTTTTCGCAACGTCCCCCGTGAAACGCGTGACGGCCTACTTCGACAACGCTTTTCAGGACATCAACCTGGGCGAAACGATCATGGACACGACCACGCCTAGGCTCACAGCCAAATGGGCGGACGTGAAAGACATTCCGCGCGGGACCGCCGTTACCGTGGGCAATGCGAGTTTCTCCG